ACTACATATAGAAAATGCAGTGAGAATGTGATCGGCATTGAAGCTGATCTGGCTCGTGAATCCGAGCGAAAACCCCTTGGCACCGTAGGTGTTATAGAGGTAAAGGACATGTGCAGGCTAGCAGTCCGCAGCCTGACATGTGTCCCCGAGGCGCTCCGAATGGAAGCAAATGTTTGCATTCGAAGACTATCCCGTAGGAAGTGGGTTACTTCCGCGGTGTATACAGTGAGGGAAGCTGTTGGTCCACGTTTAGTGGCCAACGGCTACCCCATTGCAGACGAGGACAAGGCAGACCTAGCGGCCTGTCTTGCGATCGTGAGGGGGCAGTTAGCCAACCTCTCCGAAGAGGAGGAGGTTAAGCAGCTGTCCCTCGCAACGTTAGGAGATCGCAGGAGCGTCTTGAAGCGGCAGGAGGCCCCGTTATCCTTTAAGGATAACGAGGAGCTCGACCGCCTCGATAATGAGGCTCAGGCGTTATCCGCGTGGTTGGGAGGTGCCCCGGAGGCGCGGGCTCGATTAGAAAACCGGGCCAACATCTTCGAGTTGTCCTCTCAACAAGGTCGGTGGGTTGTCGTGCGCCCCGCGATTTCGCGGGTGCAGATTTCGTTCCACCTTGGGGCCGATTCGGGCCCTCTTCCTCCTAAAACCGTGCCACAGTGCAAAGTTCTTGGGGACCTCCTGTTGGAGGTACTCAAGCACCAGCAAGATGTGACCCGGTGTTTTTATCTGGCGCCTCTTATCGCGTTAGATGCCGATCTGGCTCCCGTAGGAATGCCAGACGACGTCTTCCGTGAGTGGAAGTCTCAGTCGGGGGATGGTAAATCGGGCAAGGGTGTTGCTCGAGCTGAGGAGTTGGATGCTTGGCATCATCTCGTCAACTCGTGGAACACTGCTTTCCCGAACGAAAAAGTGGCGAAGCGAGAGGGTGGGGTGGTTCGGGAGCGAAGTAATTCTGCTCCCAAGTCCCCCGCCCTCAAGCCGACCCCAAAGAACGACGCCCCGTCGTCTTCAGGATCAGGTTCGCCTCCCCCAGCATGGGTGGTGGAAAACAAGAGTTTAGCGTCTCGTGTTGCCCACCTTGAGGAGGAGCTCCGGATTGCGAAGTACGAGCTGCAGCAGGCCCTTGAGGGTCAAGCTGCGGATCAGGTCGCGGAGTGTCCCTTGTGTCCTCACTGTTTTCCTCTGGTTAGCCAGGAGAAGCCAGTTCGGATCAATGGGAAGGCAAAACGACTCGGCTTTGAGGAGGATTATAATATCCTCCTCCAGGCGGAAATCGCTCGCCAGAAGGTGCCCAAAGTTACCGCCCCCTCAACTCCCCCTAGAAAGGAGGAGAAGACGGTTGGTGGGCAGGCGAAGGGAGAGAAATCTCCTGCACCTCAACCTTCCTTGGCTCCAGTGGTGGAGAGAGAGGCGGACGCTCCTCTCTCCTTGGATCAGGCACGAGAACTCCGTAGAGTCCTCGGTCTCCCCCACCTGGATGATGTGTCGGGACTTAGTAAGCCGGATCGAGACGATTATTATCGCCGATCTCGACTCCCTAAGTGGGCGACTCGCGGTTACCGTGAATTCGGTCCCGCGTTCTTGGAAGATCTCCAAGAGGGCCGAGTGTCGGGCAGCAACTTTAATGAGTGGCATGCCGGGCGCTCTAAGCCCTCTAGAGCAAATTTGGTCGCCGAATGGACCGCCATCAGACGTCAGTATGATGGGGTCCATTTGTCGGCCCGGCCATCGACGGCCTCCGAGCAGAAGTTGCGTGGTGCGTACCTTAAGTTACGTACTAAGTGCGAGAAGCTCGGAGTGCAAGACGTGGTTCCGAAGTCACTGCCTGATAGAGGTGTGTCGCGTTCTCGTAGTCGAGGACGGACCACATCCCGGGCGGCGACCCCTGAGCCCAGGGTGTCGAATCAGCCGTCAGAGACCATTGGGTCTTTGACGAGGCAGCAGCTGTCGCAAATGATTGCAGATGGCGTGAGAGCTGCCCTCGACACGCGGAAGAAATGAAAGATTTCTACCCTTCGTTCGTAGGTCTGTGTGACTGGAAGAAGAGTAGGGTCCGTCATTTGTTCTTGGAGCCAGTGGAAATCCTTGCTAATTGCAAAGGGCTTCGACTGGATTCTCAAGGGCGTAATTTCCATGTCGTTCGAGCAAAAGGGGTTCTGTTTGAGCCCAAATTGCCCGTCGACGTGAGGGAGACTTTGCGAGCTTTGGTTCCTAATGGTTACCATATCCCGCCGAACCTCGGAGTTTTCCTACGCGGCATAGATAAGCCGCGTCGGACTGTCTCTTTGGAGGTAGGCTATAAGCGATTAATATCGTTTTATAGGATTACCCCCAAGCTTCAAAAGTTTCTATATCATTTCCATAGTAGAGATGATGTGGATGCTTTGAAGGCCAGTCTGGGAATCGGTATCTCGTTGGAGACTTTGAGGGTTGTTGATTTTGAACAAACCTTAAAGTCTTGTAACGTAGCTAATGGAGTCCCTGCGCCCGTCGTTGCACGCTATAAAGCGAACGTGGCGAGACTGGATTGTATGAGGACGGTCCTTGATGGAGTTGCCCTTTGCTACCAAGAAATTCGGAAGCAGAGGGGTTCAATCCCATCAAAGGCTATCTCTTCCTTGAATCGTCTTAAAGACGATTGTTGGAGGCGTCCTTGGGAGACGGCGGCCTTTTTGAAGAAATTGGCTACGGAGTGCAGGGCTTACTATTTTGGAGGCCCTGCCCCAGCTCATCCCTTGGCCGCGTGGATGACGGCTCGAGAGGCACTTACGTTTTCGTATCTTGCCCGCTCGATGCCTTCGCCTCTTGTCAGTAAGAAGGAAAAGGCCGAACTGTTGCTCGACCTTGGCCGTCGTCTGACACAGCCCCCCCCGATAGAACCCGCCGATTGGCGGAGTTTTATTCGTGGGTGGCTGAGGACGCGACGTGGACAGAATACCATTTCGCTCACGGCTGAACCTAGTGTCTCTGCGGCATTAGGTTACAGCGGTGAGCGTTGGGGGCATTCTGGTGCGTACCGTGATATTTGGGTGTTCCAATTGGGAACCCAATTATCTCGGGGCACACTACGTCACTACCTCAAGGAGACAGTTCGCCTAGGCGCACAGGTCCAGCATCATGGGATGATGGACGCTATGTTCCTGGGCGATGTCCGTGTGGCCAAAGTTATGAACATCCTCCTGATGGATGGATGTGAGACAATTTTGGACATGATTCTGGAGAATGGATGGTCTTTGCCGGCCGTGCCTCTTGTGGCGCCTGAAAAGGGGCTCAAGGTGCGCGTCCCGACGCTTGGGTTAACTGCTGCCAATATTGTGCAGCAGGCTTTCCGTAAAGCGGCAGACCATTTTCTCCTGAACGACCCGAGGTCGTCCAAATCCCTTGGAGGGGATTTGGATCAGGACCTCCGGGGGGAGAAAGGCAAGTGGTACTCGCAGGACTTAAAGTTTGCGACGGACCTACATGGCTTTTGGGCACAGCGCGTTCTCTATGAAGAAATTCTAGATTACGTGCCCGAGTTGCGCCGGTGGGAGCGGTTTATACCGCTTTTCTTTGGCCCTCGTCGGTTGTATCAGCCCGATTCTAAGAACGAAATTATCGTTCCTGAACCTCCCATTCTGACACACCGCAAGAGAGTCCCGAAGCCAGGTGTTATACATCGGGCGGGGGTCCCTCTTGCTATGTATGAGAAGTGCCTCCCTGGCGTCGACCTTTTTGAGGACGTCAACCACGAGGTTGCCTCGTCTAAGACATTAGTCTTTGACTTTTGGTTTCCTGAGTGGGGTGATGATCTCGAACTTAGGCCTGGCGCCGGCGTGGGAACGTTAACTTCTGCCTATGAGGAGATGACTGCCATCTCTTCAAATGGTATTAAGTTGGCGAGGGTTCCCGCTGCGTTGGAGGACTATATGTTCGGCCCTAAACCTCCCAAGATTCAACAGAATCCTGGGAAGTCATCGACCGATAAAAGTCAGGCCATTTCTATGACTGACTTGTTGTCGTTCACCCGAGGGTACGAGGAGTTTATCCGCTGCGCTTGCACAAATGCAAATGCAGTGGTAACAACTCGAGGTGCCATGATGGGTGAGCCCACGTCATGGGCGGTACTTCCGCTCGTCACTTTTTACGCGATGGCTAAGGTTGGTAAGACCAAAGCCAAGACGACTGGTGATGATGCATTAGTCCCGGGCATGACGTTGGCTTTACGGCAACGCTATGATGCAGCGATGGCATCTCTGGGAGGGGAAATTAGTCTTCAAAAGAGTTTTCTCCATCCTACCAGAGGGCTATTTTGTGAGGTACCTTATGTCGAAGGGAAGGAGGGTTATTTCTTTCCTTTGTCATATTGGGTTGCTCCTTCCGGAGGAAGTAAAGGGGAGGTGAATTGGTATAACCTCCCTTCTGCTTTCTCCGGTTCGCTGCGGGATCAAGGGATCCAGGCAGATCGGAAGACACTTGGGGTCCGCGGTCTTTTCAAGCACTCGAAGTTTCGAGCTGTTTGGAAAGCAGCAGTCGACATGGGTCTTCCCATCGGGGCTCCTGAGGTGATGGGGGGCATAAATGTCCCACAATTCCCGGTTGAGCCGAACCGCCTGTCAGGGAAATGGTTCGCATATTTGTCGTCCATCTCGCTACCTGACTTGCACCTTTTTGGGGGTCTTTCTTTGATCCCTTTAATGGACAAGCAGGATGTAGCATCCGCGAAGATGATTTATGACCTGGTGCTAAAGCGCCAGTTCGTAACCACACCTCGCGAAGGTTACGTGCGAGTGGATTCGGCAATTATGAGTGCCAGAAACCCTGCTGCCGTGCGCCAACTCTTCAATCGTCCTCGATTGAAAGTTTTGAAGCACGCTCCTTCTGTTCGGTTCCTGGCCCAGAGGTTCCAGTCTCGCATTATTGCGACTCCGGTTCGATCTGCGCCAGGCTCGGTCACCAAGCTCCACGAGGATCTGGTCCATAAGCGTAATCGCTATGTACCTAATTCCCCGTCGCTTCGCTCGATGTCCGAACGGAACTTCGGTTATTCTGTACGAGCGGGTAAGCCACTCCCTCCATTAATGTGGGGAAGACATGCTCACTCGTCAGACCTTATTCCAGTGTCTGTTTTTGACAGCACTGATCGCGA